CGAGGACAACCAGTTGAATTGTGGCATCGTCGCTCTGATGCCGTTTCGCTACGTGTGGATGCCAGCGCAGAGCGTCGGCTGTATCCTCGTGTTGCTCAGTACGAGTACAAGCCGGAATTTACAGGTGGTAGTGGCGAGCCGCATCTTTTGCTTCCAGAAGCGATGATTCAGGATAAGTTTAGCAATCCGCTCAGTATCTGGCGTGGGCTTGCTCCGATCTCGGCGGTGCGTGTGGGGATTATTATTGATTTATTTAGTCGTGCATGGCGTAAGAACTTTATGCGGCGTGGCGCAAGACCCGATTACGCATTGGTTGCCCCGCAAGGCATCACGAAAACTGAGCGGGATGAGTTGGAAGCGTCGCTGATTCAAAAGTTTTCCGGTGCAGAGAACTGGCACAAACCGATTATTTTGGAAGAGGGCGTCACGGATATTAAAACCTTTTCCTTCCCACCTCGTGATGTGGAATGGCTGCAACAACAAGAGATGAGCCGAGACGAAGTGGGGGCGGTTTTCGGCGTGCCTGACGAGATTATGGGCTATGGCAAGGACACCTACGAGAACTTTCAGACTGCACTCGAAGTGTTTTGGACATTGACTGTTCGACCCTTTGCGCAGCATCGAGATAGCACGCTGACGCATTATTTTACACATGTGCGACCGCTCTTGAAGCCTGGTGAAAAGGTTGAAACGGATTTCAGCGGCGTGGGCGTGTTGCAAGACGATTTAGCGCCGAAGGTGGGCATGGCGTCGCAACTATTTGCGATGGGCGTACCCTTTGAGGCGATTGACGAGCGATTAAAGCTGGGTTTTGGTGGCATTGCACTTACGCCACCCGCGGCACCGGCACCGAAAGCAGCAAAGGAGAGCGGAATCGACCAGCCCCCTTTTGGCTTGGTTGGGATAGCTACCCCTAAGCGACGGGGCGCAATGCCTGGTCTGGATGGAAATGACCGGCAGCGCAATCGATTAGAGCGACTGCACGCAGACAAGATCACGAAGGCTTTTCGGAAGGTGCAATTGGCTGTAGTGCCTGCTGGCACGGCACCTGAGAACATATCGCCCAACGTCGCTGTGCAACGCTACATCAACAATCAGTCGCTGATACGTGATGCGATTGTCGAAATGTTGATGGATGCTGCGGTTGATCTCGGTGGTCGAACTGGCTTGGCTCAGGTTGAATGGATACTTGGCACTGGCAAGGCGGCGATTGGTATCAGTTGGGATTTGGTCAATCAGGACGTAATCAACTGGATACTTGGCACGGCGATTCAACCAGGCTATGCCGATACGCTCACTGAGGGCATTGGACAGACCAGTGCAATGGCGATTCGGCGACAAGTCGAAGAGTGGGTAAGTAACGGATTACCTTTGCGAGTGCTGACCGAGAATCTACAGCGCACAGTATTCGGTGCTGAGCGTGCCAAGCTTATCGCCACCACCGAAGTGACACGCGCTTATGCGGAAGGCAATCGGGCTGCGTGGCGTGCCAGTGGCGTGATTGAGCGGATGCGCTGGCAAACGAGCGTTGACGAAATGGTGTGTCCGGTTTGCCGTCCGTTGGCGGGTCGGGTGGTCGAAGTGGCTGCGGATGGGTTTCCAAGCGACAGCGGGGTTGTCTTCCCGCCAAGTCATCCGAGATGTCGATGCTGGGTAACTCCGGTGGTGACGTAATGATCAACATCGAAATTAACGACGAGGATGCGCTTGAAATGTTGGGGCAAGTTGCCTCGAATAACTGGCTGAGAGCGCCAATGACGCGAGGGTTGGCACGGTTGCAGGCGGGTATGGCGATTTATCCCCCGACTCGACCCGGGCAGCGATATGTTCGTGGGCGTGGGCCAACAAATGCGCAGGGTCGGGTCACATCCTACACTTCGCAGAATCTCGGTAAGCGTTGGACGAGTGAGATTAGCGAGTCTGGCAGTGGGGTAACAGGGCGCATTGGCAACAATACCACCTACGGTCCATTTGTGCAGAGTGCAGAGGATCAAGCGTGGATGCACCAAGGGCGATGGCAGACAGACGAGGAAGTAGCTCGTCAGAATGAGGACGCCATTCGAGGCGACTTCCTGAACACAATCAATAGTTTGACGGGGTGAGACATGCTTCACAAGACATTTGAAATAAAAGCCGCCGAAGATGGGCGCATGATTGCCAGCACGCCCGATGTTGATCGGGATAAAGACCGAGTGATGCCCAACGGGGCGAAACTTGAGAATTTCATCAAGAACCCTGTTCTCATGTATGGACACAATTATCGTGACCCCTGGGCGCTGATTGGCAAGGTTGGAGATTTGCAGATTGACAGTTCCGGTCTCAACTTCGTGCCGGAATTGCGAGAAGCTGCCAACGATAGCGACCCAATGACCGTGATTCGTGCGCTCTGGGATCAGAAGCTTCTTCGGGCTGCATCCATTGGATTCAACCCAACCAAGTGGATGGAAAACGAGGTTGGGGGTAGGGACTTCGTCGAATGGGAATTGCTCGAAATCTCAATCGTGCCGATTCCAGCGAATCAGAATGCGTTGCGGTTGGCAGCCAAGGCGATTGATGGTGGGAGTAGTGAGGAGCCATCGTCACTGCCACCAGCGCAACGTACTGAAGCGCTGGTTAGTGATGGCGACATCGACGAAGGCGTTTTGATGGCATTAGCGGGCTTTCTGGAGACGGTCGGAGAATCGATGGTCTCGCAGTAAATTGTTTATATATCTTCTGTTTTAGTTCATGGAGTGACCGAAATGGCAAACGAGGCAATGGAGACACTTCTCCAGAAAATGAGTGAATTGACAACTGCAATCAAGGATTCCAAGCAGCCAAAGCAAGAGTTGCAATGGGATGATGTGCAGGCTCAGTTTGGTGAGCAGTTGAAGGGGTTGGTGGCCGCGCAGGTAAAAGAAAAGTTGGACGCCCAACCCAACTATCGCACGCCTGGCGCTGAAGTCGGTGCGGGTGGCGTGCCCCAAATCAAGGCGAGCAACCGTTATGGGCGCATGGTGAAGGGGCTGCAGAAGGATGGCTTCCACCGCATTGGCAACCAGAAGGCAAAGCCTGTTGATTTGTGGCTTGCCGGGCAGATGTTGCAGAAAGCAAATGCCATGATGCCAGATCGGGTGAATTCGCCCTCTGAGGACTTGAGCGAGGCGATCAAGGCGCTGACCTCAACAGGTTCTGGCACCGGTGCTGAATTGGTAGATCGCCAAATGGCAGAAATGCTGTGGGATGACATCTTCATGTCGAGTCGTGTCGTCGGCGCAATGGCGAACGTGCCCATGCCAAGCAATCCCTTCGATTTGCCATTGGGTTTGGGCTCGATTCGCTTCCGCAAGGGCACACAGGGTGCGGCTGTCACTGGTACCAATCCTGCCACAGCAAAAAGCACATTGACGGCGACTGAGCTGGCGGCGATGGTGGAATGGAGCTACACGCTCGATGAAGATGCCGTGGTTGCTTTGATGCCTGAGATTCGCGCAAGACTGGCGCAGGCTGGCGGTGAAGCGATTGATGGCTTTGCGTTGAATGCTGACAACACCAATGCTGCCACGGGCAACATCAACACAGATGATGCTGCACCGGCTGCTGATGACTACTTCCTGAGTGATGGTCAAGACGGTCTGCGCCACCTGTGGTTGGTTGACAACACCGCTCAAGGCGTGACGGGTAGTGCTGCGGCATTGACTGACGCCATGATTACCAGCACGCTGAAGACGATGGGCAAGTATGCTGCATCGCCCGATCAGTTGGTGATGGTGACAGATGTGCAGACGTACCTGGGCGGCTTTCTGAAGACAGGTAGCGGCGCACCTGGTGACTATCTGATCACGATGGACAAACTGGGGCCCCAAGCCATTGTGATGACTGGGCAGATTGGGCAGTATCGCGGCATTCCGCTGATTCTCTCCGAAAGCTACGGTCTGACCGAAGCGGACGGCAAGATGTCAACCGTGACACCCGCCAACAATGTGAAGGGTGGCCTGACTGTCTTCAATCGCAGAATGTGGTATTCGGGCTTTGTGCGCGAACTGTTGATCGAGATGGATCGGGACATCAAAACCCGCTCCTATGTGCTGGTTGCTTCGCTTCGTCAGGCTGTGGCTGCGCATGGCACACGCTCGACTGCCAAGCACACTGCCGGTCTGCGTGACGTGCTCGTCTAGTGATAAGTGGTGCCGCTTTATGTGGCACCACTTATTTCATTCCGATCTATAGAAAAGGTTGGGGAAATGATTCAGGTTGAATTTCTGCACGACTACGCCAACAACCAGGTGCAATACAGTAAAGGTCAGCAGACCGAACTGACAGAGGAGCAGATCGCTTTTCTGGAACGTGATTCGCCGGGTTGCTTGAAGCGTATCGCTGCACCGACTGAAGACAAGGCAGTGAAGAAGCCACGGTTGAATAAGGCAATTGAAGAGCCAGCCGAAGACAAAGAGGCGTAATGGACTACTGCAACTTTGACGATGTGAAACTGAGACTGAATATCACCGGCGATGATTACAACTATCAGATCGCTGACTTCGTAACCACCTGTTCACGGTGGGTAGACGAGTATTGCAGGCTGCCAGTAGATGGGTTTGCAGTGAGCAATGATTCGACTCGCTACTTTGGGCATGGTGATTTGTCGATTCAGTCAGGGTTTAGTGTTCTGCGTCTCGATACGCCGTTGCTTACCGTGACAACACTGACCAATGGTGATGGTGCAGTTTTGCCCACGCTGGCTTACAGGTTAGAGCCTCGCAACGAAAATCACTACTTTTCGATTCGCCTGCTGAGTGGCTATTCATGGTCCTTTGCCACAGATGGCGAAATATCCGTTTTGGGTAAGTGGGGTCGCAGTCTGGTTGTGCCTGCACCTGTGAAAGAGGCGACCGCGCTATTCGCTGCCTGGCTACTCAAGCGATATCAGGCAGCGTTGCAGGATGCGACAGCGAACTTTGACCTTGGTCAGCTCACCTATAGCGAAAGTGTACCGAAGCAGGTCAAAGCACTGCTTACTCCCTACCAGAACAAAGCAAGGTTGGTGGGCTAATGGCTGAAATTGTCGAGACGGCTATCAATGAATTTAGAAACGTACTCGCAACGGCGCCGGGCTTGAAGCGAGTATACACGGACCCGCCTGAGTCAATCAGCGAATTCCCGTGCGCGATGGTTTACTTGAAGTCTGGCGAGATGACGCATGCGGGTCAATGCTTCCATGACTTTGTAGCGGACATCTACCATGCAAGGCAGGTATTGCCGCAAGCCGTGAATGAAGCGAAAGTATGGCCTGATAGGGTATTTTCTGTACTAAAAGCGAATTACCGGCTTAACAATAGCGTTGACCACATTGTATTTCCGATTCGCTACGAGGCCGTTGCAATGCAGTACAACGAAATGACGCATTACGGGATTCGGTTCAAGGTTCAGATCAAGATTGTTGATGTGGCGTAACGTGTTTGCGATTCTTTGTTTTGTCCCTCTAGTTCTTGCGTGGTTGATGTATGTATTGATTGGCGTGGCGGGTTCGGGGAAGAGTTGAGTTGATATGGCTGTATCGGTCAAGGTCGGGACGATCACAGTTGCCTCTACGGATTCCGTAGGCGCTACACAAACGATTACCGTTGGCTTTCAGCCGAAACTGATTTTGTTTTGGTTGATGGGGAGCAGTAGTGCGACCGACGCTGTAACCAATCAGACGTCTCGCTATGGCTTTGGGGTTTTTGCAAGTACGACATCTCGCTATTGTGTTGGTTCCATTTCGACGCACAGCGCTGCGACCATCAACGGTGGGCGGGCGCTGAGAAATGATGCGGTGATCGTCACGCCATTAAACACAGGTACGGTAGACGGATTGCTGGACGTCTCAGCGGTAGACAGTACGAGTTTTACTACCATTGTGGATGATGCATTTGCCACTACGGTACGTGTTTCCTACATGGCGATTGGTGGTAGCGACATCACCGACGTGGCGGTTGGCAACTATGCCGCACCGACAGCCACTGGGAATGCCGATATCACTACGCTGGGTTTTCAGCCCGATTTTCTGTTGATGTTTGGTGCATCATCCACTACTGCGCCGAATACGGTAAACAGCAACCGTGGTTTTTTGAATATCGGTGCGGCGAGCGGGGCGAGCAATCAGGCTGTCGTGAACATTGGAGAGGGGCCAGAGGGGAACGCAACCAGCCAGAGTAAATCGTATGCCTACGACGGAGAGCTGTGGGCACAAATGTTTGACACGCCGACCACGCTCGCGAGCCGTGCGGCTTTCGTCTCGTTTTTGAGCAACGGATTTAGGCTCAACTGGCTAGAGGCACAATATGCCTATCAGATATTTTATGTTGCGGTGAAAGGTGGACTGTGGCGGGTTGACAACCTACTCACTCAAACCGACACATCTACGACGATTGTCGAGACTGGCTTTGGATTTTCACCATCGGGTACATTTATCGCTAGCCATAACACAGCGAAAAGCACACAAGATACGGTTCAGGCTAACGCATCAATCAGTGTCGGCGCATTTACAAGCGCATCGGAGCGAGTCGCTCAGGGGATGTTGCAGGAGGACGCACTCACTGACACAGATGTCACAAATAGCATCCAGCATTCGGCTGCTTATGTAAATATTTCGACAGCCTCGGCGGTCGAGGGTTTGATGGATGTACAGTCAATTGACAGTGACGGTTTCACGCTGATCATGGATGACGCTGATCCGTCACAAGCGTTCGCATGGTATTTCTCGGTCGGTGCAATCGGGGCGAATTTACTGTCCTTGTCAGGCGGGATGACTCCATCGGGTGCGCCTGTAAAACAGACATCGACAGCCAAGACGGGAGGCATGACTCCATCGGGTGCGCCAACAAAAAGAACGGCATCAACAAAAACGGGGGGTATGACTCCCGCTAGTGGATTGATTAAGTCGATTTCTCGTGCATTATCTGGAACCGTCACGACAAGTGGAGCGCTGCTAAGAAATATGCTTCGTTCGTTGTCTGGTTCGATTGCATCATCGGCAACGTTGTCTGGATTGAGACTGGTTATCCGCTCATTGTCTGGTTCCATAGCGACTGGCGGATCAGCAACGATACGGACATCGAAAGTGGTTTCAGGTTCGTTGTCGTCAAGCGGTGCGTTGGTTCGTAGAGCGGGAAAGGCTATCGCTGGCGCATTAACGCTAACGGCAATAATCCTAAAATCTACATCTAAACTGTTAAGCGGTGCGATTACAACAAGCGGTTTGTTTCTCAGGCAGTTTGGACGTTCTCTGTCTGGTGGAATTACGTCGAGCGGTGCGCTTGCTCGCATGGCTGGTAAATCAGTTACAGGCACAGTTACAACAAGCGCATCAATTACCAGATCTGCACTGAAGGTAATCGGCGGTACGGTTACATCGGCTGGGTTATTGCAAAGAGTTGTATCAAGGATTTTATCTGGCGCTGCTACTACCGCGGGCGCATTAATTAAAAGCACACGCAAGGGGCTTGCAGCGTCACTGTCGCCCGGCGCATCGCTCGTAAAAGCTGCGTCGAAGGTACTTGGCGGTTCTGTCTCTTCCAGTGGTGCTGTGTCGGCTGTTCGCACATTTATAAAATTACTGGCAGGCACGGTAACGACAGCGGGGACGCTAACGCGCTCCACCTATCGGGCGCTGCAAAGCTCAATTTCCGCAAGCGGTACGGTCATAAAGCTTTTGGCGAGAAGTCTTAGCGGTTCGATTGCTATCAGTGGCACGGTGTCGGCGCTAAAAACATTTCTTCGCTCATTGAGTGGCACAGTCACAACGAGCAGTACAGTCATCAAACAGACATGGCGTAGTCTGGCGGCGACAATCGCAACAAGTGGAGCGTTATCGAGAACGATTAACTTTACTCGCTCGCTCAGTGGCACGGTCGCAACAGGTGGCACGGTAATCAAGCAGGCGTACAAATCGTTACTTGGTTCAATCGCTTCATCGGCGACAGTGTCGGCTGTTCGTGTCTTCGTAAGGGTGCTAAGTGGTTCAATCGCCACGGGTGGCACGGTGGTTAAACGAGCAGCGACCATGTTGACCGCATCGATTGCACCAATAGCTACGATTGTTAAGCAAGCAAGAAAAGCTCTTTCCGGTTCCGTCGCTACTTCTGGCATTTTAGATGTGATTCGTTCCATCCTCGTTTCACTGTCTGGATTAATTGGGACAACTGGATCGATAA